GCTCTCCTTAGAGCCCTCGAGGTAATTGGCAACGATTACCTTATGCAATCTCGCACCTTGTAAGTGCGAAAGAGCAGTCCGTTAGTTCAACTAATGGATTCCAGAACCAGAGCAGCGCTGTGAAGCGCAACATAGGAGTAGCGAACGTGGGTATCAACATTTTTGAGCTTGGGAATATCGCACCCTTGCTGTTAGCTATTGACGCTGACAACAAGAAGGGCGGTAGACTCACTCAAACGTTGTACAAATTACCACGTTTTCGGTCCAGGCACACACCATTCGAGAGCTCGACTCGTTATCCCAATAATGAGAAACGATATACTCTTGACTGGATTAAGAAGATCGATGGATCTCTTTACCTTAAACAATATCCTTGGGGTTCCTACCCCTCGAGATGTGAATCTAAGGAAATGTGCATGGACTACATCGTCAACAAGGGCTACAAAGCCAAGTTGTACGGTGTACCAAAGGACACTGGGTCAGAATTTCTGGTTACCAAAGTCCGTTGGCATGATCCGCAGGATGTGTACCTCACCGGTACCCAAGACTATTCCTCTATCTATATTAGGAATGGCTACGGGTTGGTAGGGATTACACCTCCATCTGTCATAGATGACGGGATGCAAATATCTTCTGATATAGCATCAGTTCCGTTGATGGACTATGACATCTCCTCTTGGGGTCCGACAGCCTGGAACCGGTACAAACCGGCCCAGCCAACCATGAATTTAGCCAATTTCATTGGTGAGAGTCGTGATCTTCCGCGCTTGCTTTATGCAAGGGTGGATGGTCTTAAGACAATCTCCGATTTATACTTGGCGATTCAGTTCGGTTGGAAGCCTTTGCTTAGGGATATTATCGACATGCTTAAGTTTGTCGAGAAATTCCAGAAGCAGATCAATTTCTTGATCAATAACGCCGGGAAACCTATCCGGCGTTCAGGCCCTGTCTTCACCAATCGAACCACGACTAGAATTTACGATTCGGTCGGCGCTGCCTCTTCAGGCATTTCGACGATCCTTAACGGAAGATTCTATCCGGCGGACTACAACACTCGAAGATCGACTGTTACAAAGAACTATGTACAGTCTATCAACTTCGATGGTTCGTTCGTTTTTTGGTTCGATGACGGTCCCATCGACATACCTAAGCTAACTGCAAAGTTAGCAGGTCTAGAGGTTACACCTCAAGTCGTATGGAACCTACTCCCGTGGTCGTGGCTTTTTGATTGGTTTTCCAACCTAGGTGATCAGATTGCAAATCTGAAAACCGAAGTTGCCGATTCTCAAGTCTCGACCTACGCATATCTTACCGGCAAAACCGATAGGATGTACGAATTTACGGGAACCGATGGATACGCTAAATGCGGGATTAAGAGGTCCTTTACCTCTACAACTCGCAGACAGTGTCACTCCTTCGGCTTAGGCTCTGGTACTGCCCTGACTTTACGTCAGGCTGGAATCTTAGCAGCGCTTGCGATCTCGAGGTCGCCAAGTACAATCCCCTGATAAGGTTCTCTATCTACGCCGTGATGGCGTACACTTCAACCCTATGGAGCTTGCTATGGCTTTCTCAGATCCCGTATCCGTGACTTACAACGCGGTCGCAACCAACCATCCCAGAGTTTACTCTGCGGCTGGTGCGGCCTCGCTCTTCAAGACGACTGATGATACCTACAAATTGGAGGTGTCACATGCCGAAGTGAAGGGGCGTCGTGAGCGCCATTTTATCCGCATAACTCAGCGGAAAATTGGTGCTGACCCGCTTGTGCCGGCGACAAATATCGAGTCGACTGCATCGGTGTATCTGGTCCTGGATAATCCCAAGACCGGTTATACCGACGTCGAGCTCGGCTATTTGATGAAGGGACTTTGCGATTTTCTGAATGTTTCAGGAAACGCTACGAAGTTCCTCGGCGGCGAAGCCTAAGCAATTAGGCTGTCGGATCTTCAACGGGGAAGGCTAGCTCTAGCACTGTAATGACAACCTATGAGGGTATCATGAAAAGTACAGAACTGCTCTTCCTACAAGCGATGCTAACGGATGTTGGCATCGTTACCAAAACCTCCACGTCGCGCGACCTGGCACGTGCCAGGGAGCGTTTCGAACACGAAGGGTTATCGTTTTTTACGATTACTCTTCCTTCCTTCGCGAAAGACCTTGAAAAAGGTCTCGAGCTAGGATATGTTGAGTCGTGCGACTTCGCGTCTTTCAAGAAAAGACGCGATGCGCCATTAATCCCCCGATTTCTCGGAGGTATAATGCTCAATGTGTTCGACCGTGACGGCAGACTTCGCAAAGCAGGTGCGCTGGACGCAGTAGAGTCCGTTGAAGGGATCAGGCAAGTCTGCCTGACTTTCAACAAGATGAAACTGGAGTGCAGCGATGATCGTAAAAAGAAAGCGATCTGTTCCTACCTACAATGCGAGTCAGACCTTAGTGCGTTCGCTCTTGGTGATTGGAACTACGCTAGCGATTTTGATGTCGTTAGCAGTGTTCTCTTCTCAGGGGTGTTCTCTTCACTTGAGCGTGAGCTTTGTGAAGGGACCCTTGTTCCTAAACACGGACCAGGAGCAGTCGGAGAGCGTCTCACTACCAACGCTAAGTATCGTTGGAAAGTGTGGCCTACCAGACTAGAACGCAACTTCCCATCTGACGGTTTTGTCTATTGCAATGCAATGGACTTCCTATCGGCGATGGGCAGTCGGAGGACTGTGTCGAAGAAGGACGCTGATCATGTTAAAGTGATCTTCGTCCCTAAGACGCAGAAGTCTCCTCGGGTTATCGCGATTGAGCCAGTAC